TGGTATTAGACCATACTACTGTATGTTTGAAAGCCATTCGCTACTAAACTTCGCCGGCTGTTCAAAGCATTATGCTTCCATGAAAGGTGATGCCTCATGGTATCCACTAGACTAAATACCTTTGATGGTAATAATCAAACGTCGTTCCTTAACTTGAATTCCAAGCTAAAGATTAAGGACTTTGTAAATTCCCTTTGCGGAATTCTAAAGACTGAATCTGTCCCAGATGAGATCATCACTGAGATCAAAGCTTCGCTATTCAACTGTGTCCACAGTTTCACAGGTCATTACCAACGTTTATCGTCCGATAAACATAGGGATGAATTCCGTAGTGCCGCGAAACGGCATACTCGGACTTTAAATTCTGTATTAACGTACATTATACAGAGTTACAAAACCGATGCATATGATACACATATCATCGTACAAAATGACAATCTTCGAATAGAAGTAGGGTCATTAGAGGTAATGAGAGAGAAAATTTCTCCTCGCTCATTTAAACCATGGTATAATGCCTTAAAGGTATTACGTCATGTCGGTAATGGCGTAACAGTAAATCATACTGTTGCCATATGCAGAATATTGACAAGTTTATACAACATTGTCAATGAACCAGAACTTCGCGAATCAGAAAAGGTTCGCCAAGTAAATGAACTAGTCACCCTTTTATCAGGTGTGCCTAGATACTCGAAAATGTCTGATTTTATAGGTCAGAACACTGTTTCGGACCCATCAATCCATCAAGGAATTGAGGAGATTAAGGAAACAGTACGATTGATAAAATCGTATCTGGATGATCCTACTCTAAGGGTTCCTTTATGGGCCTCAGATATAACGAGATCCCTTCGGGCTCTAGCAAGAAACCGAGGGATATTCCTCTACGATAATAACAATTCAATGTTATCATCGAGTAGTACATGTAGTACGATGAAATATCGTAATAAACGTGTAACAATACCTGGAGTTTTCGCTTCGTGTATTGAACCTGATTACTATAAGAGTAATTACTCTCAAAGTAATTTTGATACAATAACCGGTTTTAAACAGGATTATTGTATAAGTGAAGATTTACCGAATTACATCGATAGTAAATCTAAAAGAAGGTTTTCTCTTGCTATTAAGCAGAAGAAGCCTAAAGTACGTGTTATTCATCCACTGAATAACAGCGAACAGGACAGATTGTATTATTATAATAAACTTCTGTCTTATGTACTTGAGAGGATACCATCCGATTGTACCTTCGATCAAGTCAAAGGGCCACAGCATATTAAAGATGTTATGGCTAATCAAAGATCTTGGAGTATTTACTCCATGGATCTTACATCTGCAACAGATACTTTCAGTATAGGTTTGCAGTGGTTGATATTGAAGGATTTAATCTTCAATTCACATGAGAATCGTTTGGAATTATCCAACGATTGGTTGAACATAATGACATCAAAAACTGTCATTATGAATGGAAGAAAGGAAATTAAATTTTCTTTCTCAAATGGGCAGCCACAGGGCTTTTTAAGCTCGTTCCCGTCCTTTGCGTTAGAACATCATATCGTGATGCTAACGACACTTCGGCTTAGCGGAGTGGATATACCACCCGATAAGGCGTACAGATGTTTAGGAGATGATGGTCTACTAACATTATATGATCCAGAATATGAGATTCCATTTCTGTATCAACGGCTGATGGCATCGGCTAACGTCGAATGCAATCTAAGTAAAGGATATCTGTATAATCCAGACAATCCTGATAGGATGGTAAAAATTGCAGAATTTGCAAAATACCTACTATTAGATGGTATAGAATTAACACCTATACCAACTAAACTGCTAGTTACTGAAAACAAATTCAATAACTACATCGGTCTCGCAGCGTGGTATTCAATACACCGTGCCGAGCCTTGGTCCATAGAAGAATTAAAATTCTTCCTTGAACAAATGGATAGGTTTGATAGTGAATACTATTCACCTATTATTGATATCATGGTACATTTAAATGTACCAGGTATCTTCAAAGAGTCTTTCAAGCAGAAAACTGATAGACTCATAAATGGGCACAGTCTTGATGACATCATGATTGTGCAATGTTTACTGGCAC